GCGGCGGTGCACTTGGCCCTCCCGGACTCGGCGCACCGCCGGGACTCCCCATGCCCGGCGGCATGGGAGGCGGCATAGCTAGAAACACTGTCTTCGGATCAATACCAATCGACCGCGCAAATTCCCCGATGAACGGAAGAAGATTCACTTGCCCCAACTGGGGATTGGCCGTGCGAATGCTCGTCACGGTCTGCAAGAACTGCAAAAGGTCTTTATTGCGCTGAGGACGAAAATCTTTATCCGTCACGATCTTAATCATCACCTGTGCATCTTTGGCGATGTCCGATGGAAACACCCGCATAGGGGCCTGATCGGGGCCTGTATTGGCGATCCAGAACGGCTGGTCCAGAAACGTGGCGTTATTTTCATGGCACTTGGAAAGATGTTCGCGCACAAGAGGCTCAGCGATGATCTCCGCCATAACAGAGAGTCGCCTCACGGCTTCGGATTGCGCAATGCTCGATTCTGTCGCCGTCGCCTCGGTCACCAGGGCTTGCAGGTTGTCTGTCGCTCCTGTAGTGGCGCGAAATTCGTTTTTCATGAGGTTCTCCAGCTGAACGCCGAAGTTTACGCCTTCTAGTTGTGGTCGTATCGGCTTGAGTCCTTCAGCATCGTCAGTCTCCACAACTCCCCATGGCTTAATTCGCAACTGCGATGTCTTGATATTCGCCATCCGACTGGCAATCCACATATTGAATAATGAGAAGGTGATCGTATCGTGCATCCGTCCACGGTTTGAATTGAGCTCAGGTTGTAAGCTTTCAGCGACACGACCCACCCCATAACCGTATGGTTCCAATTCAAACTCGTTGAGATGGGCGAAGACAAAAGGCCGTCTTTGATAAGAGCTTGGATGCGCACGAATAATGTGTAAGTCATTGATCGTTGTCACCACCCATTCCTGGCCCGCCGGAAGAGGGTTCTCTTTCAGTTGGCCGTAATACGTCACCATGTAAAAGACATGCGATACATTCGCCGTCGAAGGCCCACCCGTAAAACTGTAATATCCGGCAGCGGCTAGGCGTGAAATAACTTCCGGCGTCATATTGCCATATTGTTTGGCGGAATCAACAACGTTCTGAATTGCCGTTGGGTCCCACACCTGCGGCATCTTCTCGCCTAACTGCACGAGCATGTCTTCGGTCACAAAATCTATCGCCGCATGCCAGCCGCTAGAGGCCATGTCAAGAGCCAACGGATCAAAGGCAATCTGCAAAAGCGAACGCGGAATAAAATCAGTCGCTTCAAAATACGGCTGATTGGATACAAACGGCTCCTCCACAGCTACTGTGCCCATCAGCGCACAAGACCGAAGGGCCTTCAAGAGTTTCCTCGGATATTGCGTGACGGTCTTCTGCCATTCTAACACAGTCTCAGATTTCCAAAGTTGTTCTGGATCAACGAGCGGATTATGACTCAATAGCTGGAAATTAGGTTGCGCCGATGTGAGTGCCCGATGGAGAAATGTTGCAATGGCTTCTGTGGCTCTTGTTGTCTCGGTGACTTGCGGATTAGCAAATCCATCAAGAGCCCCACTTCGTGGAGGTTTAACAAGACGCCAAAAGTCTGCGTAGGTGTTAAAACGATAGAGTTGAGAGACAAGTCTGGAATGCCAGTAATCGACTTTTTCTTTGATTTCATAATGTGCCTTGCCTTTCAGTTCGGCAATCACTTGACTGCCTTCCGCCACGGGATTTCCGTTATCTAGAATCCCAGGCGAACCCGTCATTGTTTCCATAGCCACTCCAACTTTTCGTTTAATTCGTCCTGGACTTGTTTCGGCGATTTATCTTCTTTGAGAGCAATTCCAAAACCGGATTTCTTTTCGTTAAAAAATGAAATCACTAAATACCTGTCCTTGTCGCCTCTCCGCATAACAAAAGCCGAAATCATATATACCCCGCCGCCGTGTCCTCGACAGGCAGGCCGTCTGATATGGGCTTGAAAATGCTCGGGACCGTCAACTTCGACCGCATCTGCTCCAATTTCTCAGAAGCAATAGAGGCCATGATCTCGGCCTGAGTCAAATCCTTCTCAGGGCTCTCGCCCAGAAACAAATCAAACTGCAACCCCTCGACCAGATAGTGGAGCGCGTCCACTAAATCGTCATCACCGGAATCTTCCGGCCTTTCCATGGCCGTGTCTTTCCATTCGTAAGCGAGCATCTGCTTCCGGAGTTTCGGACACTTCTCAATGTCCAAGACAAGCCTGTTTTCGTGAAGCAGTTGCTGAATCATCGCGCGAGAATGTTTTTTGTTTTTGGAGGAGGGACGGATGGGATTAATCCCCGCCTGTTTGAAATGCCACATCACGGTCAAGCCCTTCATCGCCGCGTCTTCTTTGGCGGCGTCATGCGAAATAAACGTCATCTTCACGTTCTCGCGAGTCGTCGTCTGATTCTTAACGATCTGCGCCTGCGCCGGAGCGGAGAGATTGTTCTCGGCGTATTCGCGATAGATGTAGAGAATCTTGTTCCTCACAAACCCCCACAAGCAGGCGTTGTCGTCGCGCATGCCCCAGTCATCGGCCCGCCACGCGTCAAAGCGGCCACTCGGCCATTCAATACGTTTGCAATGCCGCGAATCGGAAAATGCGCTGAACACCCGCCCGACAGACGATTCATATTCCGCCAGATATTCCTGCCGCCAGATTTCGTCGGTGTCGCAGTCGCGTCTGGCGTCGTCAATCTCCTTGCGCGAAATATGCGGGTTGTCGTAGACAGAGAAATGAAAAATCGCCCAGTCCGGATCGCCCAAGGCAATCTTGCGCTTGGCCTCGTCTTCTAAGTCCTTGAACCAGTTGTATCCGGCAGGCGTCGTGATGAAATAAGCGGGCGCGTTCTTCGGCATCAAGTTCGGACGTATGACAGGCGACCAAACATCCGGCCTGTGGTACGCCGCTTCTTCCAGCGTCACGTGATCAGGTTCGGGGCCGCGCAAAGAATCCGGTTCATCACTTCCCATCAAGAAAAGTTGACTGCCGTTTTTCAAGGTGATAATTAAATCCGTGTCGTTCGGTTTCTTGCCCATCGCTTCCTGCGGAATGATGCGCTTAAACTTTTCCCAAGAAATAAGTTTTGCCTGTTTGTATGTGGGCGCGATGTGCCAGACAAATGATCTCGGCGGGCCCAGAGCGTCCATGGCAATGCGCTCGGCGAATGTCGTCTTTCCGAATTTCCGGCCAGCACGCAAGATTTTGAAACGGGCTTTGGACTCTTTGACTTTCAGTTGCGCGGGCGTGTAGGCGAACGGAACGCGAAAGACTTTGTTGCGACTCTCCGCTGAAGGAATAAGATTAATAACCGCCCACCTTGCCCATGGCTTTCTTCAGAGGGTCTTTGGATTGGTACTCAGTCTTACCGCCTTGCGCTTTCTTTTTTTCCGAGAGCATGATCGCAATCGCTTGGCTTCTGTTCTTGACGGGCGCGCCGCCTCCGCCGCTCTTGAGCGAACCGGCTTTGAACTTACTCATGACCTGATCCCACGGCACTAGCGGCCACCGCCTACGCGCTGAATGGCCCTTGAGAGCAAATCACGCCTGGAGTCCGGCAACTGTGGCCTGCGTTGCCCTAACACCGACACAACGCCGCCAGGGACCATTGCCGAGGCTCCTAGCCCCGCCTGCGGAACGTCTGAGTAGAATTCCGGAGGCATCACGTCCCCAGGTGCCCTCGGCGCAATGCTCCCCATCGCCAGGTCGTCTAAGTCGATCTTCTTCGCCTTGGCCGCCACTACGTCTTCTCCGGAGCCTCGACATCCGTCGGCTGAGGGAAATCACCGGACTGGTCCGTGATGTCGCTCGCCGCTGGGTTGTACGAAAAAGGACTCGCGCCCGATTTCGAGTTGTTGTATTCCGTCGAGTCGTTCCATCCCGCATCTTCAGAACTGGGTTCTTGTTTCGGTGGTCCGCTAAACATGTCGTCCTCCTCCGCCTTTGGTCCCGACTTTTCCCATCGCCCGACCGAGCGCGTTGCCGCCCTTGCGGTTCGGCGGACTCCCCACGGCGTTCTCCCCTTTGCGGTTTGGAGCACCGCCGTAGCTGTACACGCCCTGCCCCTTGCCCCTCTGCGCTACCTTCCCAAACTCACCCCTCGGCTCATAACTCACACCGCCCGAATGCATCTCAGCTACGATGTCGCCTAAGTGATACCGATTCGGTAACTCCGGAATCCCAGAGGCGATCGAGCCTAATAACGGGTCGTGACCCGCCGAAGTCTTGTGCTTCGATGTGTCCGAAAACACCTTCACAGACTCGCCCTTTTTCTCGGCGGGATTGCTCGTCTGCCCGCTCTTAAATGGCGTCGTCTTCTGAGTTCGTACAGGCATCAGCGTTCGCTCTCTTTGGCTTGGTGCGCCTCGCGCCAGGCCCGCTTCTGTTCGTCCGTCATCGCACTCTCGTTCAACGGCTTCTGCAACACCACTTCCTCGCCCCTGTGGTTTGTCACGGTGTGCTCATCTGGTCCTGTCATGATGCCTCCTCGCTCTCAAAAGAAATGTTCACATTCTCAAACTGGTGATGCACGCGCTCGACCTTCGGTATCAATCTGTCCCCTAATGCCTTCCACGCCTCCATCTGCTCTCGGTTCGGCAAAAACGGCTCTTTGGTGTGCTCAAAATGCACCGGCTTGAAACACGCCGGACAAGGAATCTCTAGTTGCATTTCATCACTGCGGAAACTCTCCGCCTCATACGTGCTCATCACACCCGAATACGTGCAAAAGGCGCAAGCAATCTGATAACTTTCTTTGTACCCCTCCGCCGCCCACTTGCCAAACTGATGCCACCACTCCACCGTCAACCCGTTCTTGACCGAAAACTCGTCCATCTTGCAGTGCAGATACTGCCGAAACTTCCGACTGCGCAAAAATCCCTGTCCCCACGCCTCGTCTTTGCCCACCGCTAAGGCCGCCGCCGTCGGCTCCTTCAAGCGCTGAAGACTCAAGAGAAACTGCATCTGCACCGGCGAAAACACAAACAACTTCCCACTCACCGCCAACCCCACCACCTTCACCTCGCCGCCAATCGTCAAGGCGGTCGAGTTTTCCGTCGGATGCCGGCTGTTCGTACTCATAAAAATAACCCGCCCCCCTCGCGGGAAACGGGTCGGTATTGCACGTTGGAGAGAACAATACCACAAAAATCAAAAGTCTTCATCAAAACGTCGGTATCAGCTCCCCCCAATAGCGTCAGTTATAACCCCACTTCACAACGTTGTCAAGTCACCTGCGCTTTTCATACACCCACACCACCCAGCATACCGCCAATATCCCCACAGCAAAAATAAACTTCATCACTACGTCCACACTCACGGCTTGGCTATCTCCGCTAAAATCGCTAACACAATCGGAACGAGCAGTAACCACCACATCACCGAAACTCCCTGTCCAATTCCTTCGCCAACGCCTCAGACTTGCGCATCCGCTTGTAATCCCACATCGTAAACACCTTCCGCCGGACTTCCTTGCGAACAATACCGCCTCTGCCCAACCCTAACCCCTTGCGCGGAGAACCAAACCACCGGTCCCGATACGCCTGGCTAACTCGCCGCTGTCTCTCTTTGGCCGTCATCCCATGCCTTCAAGTCCCGTAACGCCTTGTCGAAAAAGTCCGGCACGTCCCCAGCAAAATTCACAGAAATAAAATCTAATGCCTCCAGCAAATCTACCGCCAAGACGCCGCCTAACTCAGTCGCCGTCATCATTGCGAAACTCCACAGACAACTGCTCAAGACAATACAAAGCGTCTTCGTCGCCGTAGTCCATGTCAAACCAAATCGCCACCGGCCCGCCCGCCGTAAAGTCCCAGGCGTAAAATGCCGAACCCGTCATCACGAAAAATGCGCGTCTATCATCTCCGCCATCGCCATCTTGTCTGTAATCATATCTCGCTTTAACTTTATCAGCCGAATGATCTCGTCGTCTAACTCAGGCTTGTACCATCTCCTCGAACGAATAAACGAAACCGATGGCTCTAATTCTTCACGGCAATGGTCACAGCGCGGACAGTAACTCATCGGCTAAATCGCTTGCCTGGCGGTCTTGCTCATACTGAATCCGTAACGCACGAAAACACAGTTCAAATAATTCTCGTTCAACGATACCGCTGCCATCAATAATCCGCACAGGGGACGCCTTCCACCAATCGTCTATCTTGGCAGAAAGAATAAACGTTTCACCGTAAGCATCCTTCACCCTGTCAAATTTTAACTCGGCACCAGCAATCAACAACGCAATGATATTATCTTCCAAAGTAGCCAAACGACCAATAACTTCAGCTTCGTGGATGGGTCGTCCCGTCATTTCTCTAACCACCGCAAGTCTCGTCATCGAAAACAATCCTCACATACCACCAACGACCACGACAGTAAATCAAAAATCAACGCCGAACGGTCACACTCGCCAAAAACTCCGCGTCCGTCATCCCTAACTCCGCCGCAATCGACACATACGGCACACCCCAAAACGCGTTCTCAATGTACGCCTCCGCCTCCACGTCGCGAAACCTCTGACGCTCAACGTTCCGTCTCAACTGCTCCCAAATGTCACGGTCCGGATCAGTGATCCGAAATTCAACGACGCAAGGAGAAAATGTCATCGGGGAACTACGGAAAGTTTTGGTTTGGGATTAATAATTATCATAACCTGTGGGGGGTGAAGTCCTACCCCCGTGCGGTAGGGGGGCCTGCTAATTATCTTTTGCATTGTTAATTTCGCTTCTGATAAGAGTGGTTATATAACCAAGACCTCGACGATGGAAGTGTAAGTTGTGCTTAACACAAAAAGTGTTTGTTGATTTTACGCGCTGTTCTGATGAATTGCTAGTTATCACTCTTCGATGAACTTTTGCGTCTTTATTTTGACGATATTTGCCTGGGAATCTTGATCCATCGAAATAACTTTTCTAGTCCAAGGGGTGTCGCACCACCGACAGCGGATGATCGCGTAGAACTTGTTCCCAGCTTGCCAGCGTTTGACAATAGAGCGTCGATGAGAACAGAACGGCTTTTGACCGATCCCTATCCCTTGACCCGCTTCTTGGTCAGGCCGCATGGAAGAAGCTTAACTTGAAGAGGCGAAATTGTCAAGGCAGTTTCAGGAACGCCTGACAGAAAATTGATTGCGCCTCCGCCCTTTTCGAGTCATATCTTGTAAATTATCTTTCTGCGTTCCGTTCCAAAGATGATCCGGATTAAAACAGGCTGGATGGTCGCAAGAATGACAGACGAGTGGTTTTACCAATGAACCTTTGAAAACTTCATAAGCGACACGATGAACTTTAGACATCTTGTCATGGCCGAGCCCGATGACTCCATATCCCATGTTATTTTTCTGACCTGACCACATCCAGCATGTGCCTACAATTATTCGCTTGCTTAATAATCGTTCTTTCAGATCTTTGGCTTGCCGGCCGCGTTTACCCATTCTAATCACTCAGTTTTAAGAAAGCCTTGCAGATCGCCTCGGGCGCGGTGTCGGCCAAGTTCGTCATGTCATAATCATCGAAACAGCAGACCCATTGCCGCGCGTCTTTCAATTTCAGCAATGACACGCAGTCTTGTTTCTGCACAATTTCCCATGCCACTTGAATGTCACCGCTATAATCCGGCAAATATCTTGCTTGGTTCCAGTTGTCATGAAAATTGTCGAACTTGCGAAGCCACATTTTCACCCCACCTGCCCAACGGCCTTGCCATACCCACCCCAGCTTGCTGGCGACGGCCTCGTTCAAGGCTTGGTCAGTCATGGTTCGTGCCTCTTAACAAAACTATTGTTTTACGTATTTCTTGTCGTGCCAATTTCCGCGCTTCTCGAATCAATGGCAAGGCTTGTTTGCGTGGAATCCATTTGAAGCAATTTTTACAGACATATATTTTATAATCGAAAAGCTCCCCGTATTTCATCATATTCGGCCCGCAGCAAGGACTGGGCACTCGAATCTCAAAAGCAATTTTGCCATTATCAATTCTCATCCTCCCCCCCTTTGGCGGTCAGGACAACAACTTCTTCCATTTTTCGCGAACAGCATTCGGATCGACTTTTCGACTTTCTCGTCCTCGTTCAATTCCAATTTGATACACACACATAGGACATGAGCAGTCAAATTGTTTAGTGCAGAATTCCATATGCGAAGTGTGCATGTAAGGATCAAAACTATAAGATTCCCGTAATCGTTCATCTTCTGGCGGAATGTAAACATGTGGGCACTTGCGCTGGCGGTTGTAGTGGATTTCCCGCTGTTCGATTGTCATGGCCCTCCATTCAAATTCTGTCATCATAGCCTAGGCCCTAAATTCTTGAGCCGAATGGCTTTCATTTCTTCCGGTGTCATCCGTTCTTCTAGCGCGGGCGGAACGCCAGTGACGCCCGCGCGCTCTTCGCTGTTCGTTCGTTCGTTCGTTTCACTCACTCTCTCACTCATTGTTTGTTTGTTTATCGGATTACGGGTACCGTTACTGGTACCTTTACTCTGGTGTAACACTGGTGTATGTAAAGATTTGTAAAGCGATTGAATCGATGCGAGTTTATCAGGTCGATCTTTAAATCGAGCTTTGAGGTAAGATGACTGGTTTTCGTACCAGTCATGTATGCGCCGATATGGACGAGCATCCACAAAACCTGCTTTTAGGAGCAACTTGAGTGGAATTTCACAGGCTTGTTCTATCATTTTTGGTTCCTTTCGGGACAAATCGCCATCCAAAGCATAGTCTAGACACCAATACCACAACATATGTAAGCGTCCTATGGTTTCCGCAAGAGTAACACCCAGGTAACTCTGGAGTAGCTTGGTTTTGGGGTGGTGCAAAAGAGCTTGTTCACTTCTTAGCCAGGCCATTACAAAATCTCTTGAGCTTCTCGAGCAACAGCCATCAATTCTTGATCTATTAGAACAGCCAATTCGAGAGCTTTTTTTAATAGAGGCTCGCGTTGAGTTTCTCCAAGATTTGCCCAATGTACACATTCATAAGCAGAACCTCGTGCAATTTTGTAGAAGTTCGCTTTTTGCCCAGGAGTACCTCGACCATAGCCTTCACAAAGGTTTGCGCCTACTGAAGAAGCGGCCCGACAAGCTTGATTTTTCCAATCTGCGAATGTGTTCTCGGTATTTAGAAAGAGAAAGTAAAGCTCTACTGCTTTTTTATAGGCACTTGTATGGACAATGCCTGCGATTCCACCGAAACAGGAATCCATAATTGCGTCGTATTTTTCTGAAGCTGACATGACTACTCCACTAGAAAAACAAGCCCTCGGCGACGGCTGATATCCTGGTTAAGGTTAGACCGCGCCGAGGGGAAAAGGATGATTGATCCAGGATATCATGACGGGATGTTAACACCCCTTGGCGGGGTTGTCAAGGTTTCACATCTTCGCGAGCGAGTTTGACGATGGCGCGGAGTTCGTCTTCAATATGATCTCCAACATACCACCGCCCTGCTATTTCTTTGATCTTCTCTTCCACCGCGTCGGGTGTGGGTTTGTAAAGTTCTTTTTCTGGCCTATTGCAAGGATTACCGCAAATACATATTGGATGTCCACATCCGCATTGGCATTCTTTTCTCTCCAGCGTGGGCTGGACGGCGAGATAAGGCTTCAAGGCTCGCGCCAAACACTCTAGGTCAATAGCCAGCTCGTGGTGAACACCATGCGCCCAGAAGGTAATCCGGTAATCGGGCATGGCAAGAGGGTACAAAATAAGTCCTTGACTTGTCAAGTTTGTTATGTTATATAAGGAACTAAGGAGGACGTGTCCAATGAGCAATAACTTTACAATTACCCTTAGTTTGGGTTCTGGCCCTGACGCGGAGGCGTTAGCTTCTAAAATCAAGCGGTGGGCCGGTACAGAGCCCGTTTCCAAGGCCATACGCAATCTTATATTGAGCCATTTCAATACCATGGAGACTGGGCCTACTGGTATGGGCCCAAAGACCCATTCTGTCAAACATAACAAATAAAGCTTGACATGTCATGTTAGGTATGGTAGACTTTAGTCATGAAGAGCTTAGGACAGACGGCAAAGGAGGCCAATGTGAAGAACAAAAATGTTGATGCTTGTGAGTGCATGGAGCATGGGGAAAAAGAGTGCTTAGATGCCAAGGCTCTTCGGGAAAGCGAATATCGGTTGATTGAAGCTCAGGACACTTTGGAAACAACCCTTAAGAAAAGAGATCAAGCGTTTAAGGATTTGGACAAACCTTCGCACACGCCAGACCATATCGGTGATATCAACGAAATGGTACAGCATACGCCGGAATACTGCGATCCTGATAACTTTGATGCTTATAAGACCCAAGACGGCAAATGGCATATCAACATTCCTTCTGATGGTGTATTGGATTATGTAGGAGCTAATGCTGAAAAACACGTACGTAATGTTGTGAAATGCGTCAACGCGCATGAGGAGTTGATTTCACTAGCTAGACGAGTTTGTTTCCCAAATGGCGGTCGTGATTATACGGACGCTAAAGAAGCATTGACCGAACTTATTCTGAAAATGGAAGGTAAAGAGTAATGACCAAACTCAGCCATCGCAACCGCCCCTTGTGCGAAGACGACGACTGTACAGTGGAAATTGAAGTGGGCCGTAAGTATTGCGACGGCCACGCCTATTTGATCGACCAATGGCTCAAGGACTCAAGGGCTGTCTTGGCGAAAGCGAAAGGAAAGTAACGTGACGGATCGCCGCTTTGTCGGTCAAATGAGACACGAAGAGTTTAACGGACGCACCGGCGATATGGTCTGCGCGACGTTCTTTGTGATGCGTGGGCAAGTCTACGAGTTGACGTATTCCGCCGCGCCGCACTGGATCGCCGAGAACGTAGAGTTTGAATTGAAAGGGGTTACACATGAGCAACAGGGGGTTGAATGACTTTTACGGGATTGATGCCGCCAAGCGAGAACTGGCGTTACAGATCAGGGCTGTACTTCTACAAGCGAGGATCAAAGTAATGGCCCAAGAGATATTCCCAGCCCACAAGCCCCTGGCTTGCGATATCTTGGAAGTGGTGGTGTTGTGAAACATTTACGAAAAGCACTGTATCACTGGCAAGATTCCATGGGTGATCTAATTATCATCGTCATCGGTCTTGCTATAGTTTTGGCCGTCGCCGCCTTCTTCTGGGCGACCTTCATGACGCTGGAAATCTATTGGCGATGAGCGACCTGGCCTGGGAACTCTTTTGGTTTCACCAATGGGTCAAGGCCCAGCAGAACTTGGACGCTTGCTCCCCCGAAGACAAAGTGTACTACAGCCGTCTTCTGGCGCAAGCTCACACCCAATTCATGATGGCGAGTGCCCAGTACTGGGCCAAGGTGAAAGCATGAGCTGGATTCATATGTGTTCCATGTGCGGGCGCGATGTTTGGCTTGAGCACCGGAGCGACGGATGCAAGATTCTGTGCGAAGAATGCGAAGCAGCAGAAGAAGATGACCAAGTCGAGCGCGAGAGGATGATGGAATGAACTGGAAAGGTCTATTCGTCGTAACTGCTGGATATACTATCGGAGTTTTGGTTTCTATTAACCATTTTCAATGGCATATCGAAGGCTTTTCTTGGCTCATGTCAATTCCAATGCTAATTATTGGGATGAGTTTATGACAACCCCCCGCGAGCATCGGCAGGAAAAGGAGAATTAAAATGGATCTGTTGGACGAATGCGTTGACGGGAATATGGAATATAAGAAGGCCCTTAAGATTGCCGAAGGGATTCCCCCTTGTTTAAATTGCGAACAAGCATGGGGAAACTGCGGATATGGCACGTTCCATTATTGCGAAAAGGGATATAGGGCTGACACTGAACGCATACTAAAAAATGTGCTAAGACCTGTAAGACTTCGATGACTCCATCTAGTCCCATCACGCCACACGAGATTGACGAGAACATCGAAACAGATATCGACTTCTGGACCGAGCAGAAACATGCCAATGATGAAGCTCAGGACGAATGGGTTGAGGAAGGCTGGACGAATTGAAAATTTTGGAGAGATTATTTTCTTGGGAGTATGGGGGATATACAGAAGAGAAATGTTCTTGTGGAGGAACAGTCAAATACTATCATCGAGTTCCCCCTTTGGCAGGAATCTCCAATATCAATTCTCATACCAATGAAGTATTGCGACATTCCAAACATAACTCTATTTCCAACTCAGACGACGAGGCCGAAGAGGAGTGGCGGGACCAGTCATGGTCGGACTAGATTTTGGGGGAGAGCGTGCTTACACACGTGCGACTGTAAGGTCCAAAGCACAAATGGCAATTCTTCCCCTGCCAATTTCTAACCTCGTCCCACGGGGACGTTAAACAAGGAGAAACACCATGGCCCTCAAAGGCATCAGTCCCACCGTTGTCAAAGCTCGTAAGCCGCATATCATGCTGTCAGGCGAACCAGGAACAGGCAAGACCTACTTCAGTCTAAATTGGCCCGCGCCGTATTTCATCGACACCGAATCAGGGGCCACAAGGGAGCAATATGTTAAACGACTCAAAGAAGCTGAAGGAGTTTATTTCGGCCCTGAACAAGGGTCCCAAGACTTCCAGGAAGTTCTGGGCCAAATTAGAGAATTGGCAACGACAAAGCATCCTTTCCGAACTTTGGTCATCGACAGCTTCTCTAAACTTTACAATATCGAAGCCGCCGCCGCAGAAGACCGCATCGGAAGCGATTTCGGAAAAGATAAAAGAGAAGCCGACAAGCCGACGCGCAAGCTCCTGACATGGCTTGAACGCTTACCGATGAACGTGATTCTTATCTGCCACCAAAAAGACAAATGGGAACGGCGGGAAAGGGAATTGATTTATGCCGGATCGACCTATGACGGGTACAAAAAGCTTCACTATGAACTTGATCTGTGGTTGCAGACTAAAATGGTCGGGACAAAAAGGATTGCGACCGTGGCAAAGAGCCGCATTGATGCCTTTCCAGTACTCACCGATATCAATCTTGACTTCCAAACATTCCAAAAACTGTATGGTGCGTCAGTCATTGATGAAGAAGTGGCCCCGATTGTTCTCGCCACACCGGAACAACTCACCGAAATCAAGCGCATCGTCGAACTCCTGAAGATCAGCGAAGAGGACCTGGACAAATGGCTGGCCAAGGCCCAGGCAGTAGAACTGGATGATCTCAGCAAAGAGAACGCGACCAAATTCCTAGAATTCTTAACCAAGAAATTAAAAGGAGAATCCAAATGAGTCTAGATAATTATCCTATGACAACGTCGGAAAAAATGGCTAGTTCATTAACAGGACCAATTCGACAGCAAACAATACGAGAAAGATTAGAAGAACAGAAAAAAGCTCTGATGGCTCATCTCGATGGATTGAATACAGCCTTAGAATTCCTTGATAAAAATCCATCATTTGAAAACTTCCATGACATTCTTAGAAAGGTGGGTTTCTGATGAACGAAACCATCGACACTAGAGGCCAGTTCGATACGGCCTTGCCGGACGGCGAGCGGGAATTCCGAGTGGAGAAGATCATGCGCCGAGAAAAAGGCCCAACGATCATGTACATCTGGCAACTCTCGTTTGAGGGGGAGGAGGAACGAGAGTCGGGAGAGCAGGTGTTACTGCTAAACATGATGGGCGATCTTCTGCGGGTTTTGGGGTGCAAGGAAACATCTCCTA